CGAACATAATATATATCCCAATCAATAATCTATTATACTATAGCGCAGTAAAAAAGTAAAGTTTTTTTTATCCACCATATACGCCCATTTCGTAACACTTTTTGATATATTCTTTAACAAAGTCTGAGCGAACAATATCTTCTGGGCCGAAGTCAATTGAAGCAAAACTTTCCATCGCGTTCAGTATCTTAACAAACTTCGCTGCCCCAGACTCAGTACTGTATCGCTCGCTGGTAAGATCGTCCTGTTTCCCGTCACCCGAAAAAATGATTCTGGAGTTTTCCCCCACGCGGGTGATTACTGTATTGAGTTCTTGCCAACTGAGGTTTTGGAATTCGTCCACAAGGATAATCGCGTCATCCCAAGTTTGACCTCGTACGAATGATGTGGTTGTGAATACTACCTTCTGTTTTTGTTTAAGAACCTCGTAGGCGTCACCTCTGCCAAACAGTTCTGAGAAGATTGCTTGGTATGGTGCTTCGTAAATCTTTGCTTTCTCAGTTATAGAGCCAGGAAGGAAGCCCATATCCCGTGAAGGCACAACGCTGCGCACGATAATCAGCTGTTGCTTTTGCTCTACTCTATTCATGATATCGCGAATGGCTAGATAGGCAGACAGAAATGTCTTACCTGTGCCGGCGCAGCCATGTAGAACGGTATTGTATCCGTTGTTGTATGCTTTAAAAACTTCTCGCTGCGTATTTGTGAGTGGTGTAATTTCCCTTAATGTCAGGCCAGATTGTTCGCGGATTCTGCCACTAGCCTTTTTTTCTTTTTTCTTTTGTCGCCTATCAATGTAGTAGTCTATCTCAGAAATGTTTTTATCTACATGCGCAAAAGTGGATGACATAATGTCTCCTTTGGGTTGAGGGTTAAAATTCCATATTATATTGCCCTTTCTTTCGCAAGCCGTGCTTCTTTGCGATGTCTTGAACTTAGACTGCCTTGGTAGACCGTCCACCTTCTTTTTCCGCGAGTGCGGATCCTGGGTGTGCTTCTGCGATGCGGGAAAGGTTTTCTTTCCAGCCATCGTCTAATTTCGCTAGATGATTCGTTCCTGCTACAAGAGATGGTGCGCCAAGTAAGATAGACTTGACCTCGGGATTCAGCTCTAGGAACTTTTGTTTATTGGCTATTGTGAGCATGAGAGTGAACCTCTCGCCAGTTTGTTTATTCTCGAAATCGTATAGCGGCATAATATCTCCAATGATACTTTATTTATGCTACTCTCAAATTGAACCAAGACGGCACAGGCCTCTTCGACCAAACCATTTTAAACCGCTCTTGCTTCGTCTCATAAAATCTGCGGTATGACTCAACAGGATCTTTGGACACACACTCGGGGTTACTGCCCATAGCCAGCTTGAACGGCGTGCGCTTAATGTCGGGAATATTGTCGGGGATCTTTTTCAAAGTTTCGCTGAGTAACTGATCAGTCAGATGTTTCTTACCATAGCGATACTGATACTCGTCGCACAAAGCTATGAAATGCGCATAATGCCAGACGTAGTTGGTTTTTGCTTCCATAGTCCACACAGTGCATGGATGGCCCATATGAACAGCTTTGTACAATACCGACTCCCGATTGTCGGGCAATTCCCAATACTTACTCATAGTCTTGCCGGACTTGGACGGGCGTCTAGTTTCGTTGCCATCTAACATACGGTGCGCGGTAGAAAGCATCTGGGCAGATTCGACAATCATCTTGACTACATGCTTATCACACTGCTCTTGGGCTGCTATAATTGGGCTTTCGTTCAAGATGAATATGTTCATGGTCGTTGATCCCAGGGTTCTGCTTTATGCTTCTCAGATTTATTTTCAATATCATCAAAATGTTCTAGCTGTTCTTCTTGGTTTTTCTTCTTACCGAAGATCGCGTCATAGTTGTCAGAGAACTTGTTCGCGTCAGTCTTCCGTTGTTTGCTGCCCTTACCACCATGCCAGCTGCTCATCGAATTAACCTCAACATGTTATTAAGACCCTTGGACATCTGAAGCTGCTTTAAAACTTTAGCTCGGAACGGTGTGCGCAGTTCGAGGAGAACATCTTTAATCTTCTGACACTCGGCGGGAGTGACGATGACAGTAACTCCATCGTCAGTTTTTACTGTATTCACAGGCTTGAACTTAGCAGCCTTTACAACTTCGCGCGCAGACTCTGAGTCTTGGATTTTACCAAGTTGATCCCAGATCGGCATATTAATAAACTCAACATCAAACTCATCATCAAAAAATAATTTACCACTCATAATATCACCTTCTTAAATTTTCTACCAGTTTTAGAGAATGTCTTCATCGGGTTCTTCATCTCGATCAGCACATCAGTTCCCTGTTTAACATAAGCAATCAACCAACCATTTTGATTCAATACATACGTGTGGTTGGGGGTGTTATCTTCCCACGCAGTAATTTCCAGTAATGCTTCCATTATAAGTATCCTGGGCCAGTCCAAGAAATGTTAGGATACCCCTCAAAGATATTCCCGCGAGGTTTGTTGCGAGCAGGAGAAGCCCAGCCAGCGGCCATTAAGATGTCACCTTTCTTAAACTTGCTATCGTCATTCATCATAACGAAACCCCAGACCGATCTGCCACTGATAACTTTAGCATACTTGCGTCCTTTTTCCACGGACAACTCAGATACGAATTCATCAGCTCGCTCGGAGGTGCCGTACTCAGAACGGCTTGTCCATCGACGGTAGTCTTCGCCGATAGAAGTCAAAAGGTTTTCCATAGAAGCGTTAAAGTCAGTCATAATCATCTCTCTCTTCTCATTAGTCAATACGAGTATTATACTCTTATCTGAGGGGGGAGTAAAGCCTTTATCCATTTATTTAACGAATAGTCGGTATTCGCCAAACTTATACTACCTTCTCTTGCCTGTTCTGGGATCGGCGGCTTCATCTTTTGTCAGGACGACTAGGTTTCCTTTATTGTATGCTTGACCTATGGTAACGTTAGCGGTGTCAACGTAGGATCGCTGCACGATGCTTGTAGATCCGCCAATGGCGTTATTAGAGGGATATTCTTGAGTTTCTCTACGATACTCGATGTTCGCTGACAACTCTTTAAACTTAGTTGTATCGGCAGAACTTCTATATGAGAAGAGTCCTTCTTTCTGCTTCTCAGCGGCGAGGGCATTAGCTCTATTCTGTGAGTGCAGAATTCTTCTTTGAGCGGCAGCTTTTTTGGTGGACATCTGCATTCTTCTTCTCGACATACTCTATAATCCCAAAATCAAAAAATCAATTATACTATACTGAGAATAAGAAGTAAAGCACTATTTTTTGGAAGCAGAAATATTGCCGTCTTCGTCCATATCAATAATCTTAGCGGCTGATAGAGTGTAGAGTATTGCATCAACGGCATGTTCTTGCCCAGCGCGTTCGCCTCGCAGATATGAGAAGTATGCGCAGGCGGCAATAGCTCCCGTGAAGATGATCATCCATTCTACTGGCATAACAATTTCCTTTGATAGGGTTTATTCTATTTAGCTATTGAGTTTCTGAATGAAGGTCGGGATAGTCATACCAATCATATTCTCAGCATCGACTCTCTTTCTGGAAACCCCTTCGGGGATGACCATAATAAAGGTGACATTAGGGTGCTGCCAAGCAAACCACTCAAGGTAGGCAATGCGATAAAAGTTATCGCTGGCGCGCGCACGAGTAGCTGGGCCATAGTTGTCACTATTCTTATAGATGTTATCTATAGAAGCATCGCCTTCTAGAATGAAGTCAAAGCCGAGGCAATACAGCATATTATGCCCCCGCCTAATCGCTTCAAGCATGGCATTCATACCAGCATTAGATCTTCTGCGTTGGTATGGATTATACTCTGCCGATTCATAACGCTCGTCTTCAATCGGGAAAATGATTTCGGCTTTCATAGCTGCGTCGTCGATTCTAGAAATCTCGGCGATCATACCTTCGTCGATAGCGACGAGATAATCAAGTCCAGGGAAGTCGCGGTACAACGCATTACAACCAAAAACTTTACCAGAGTCAGATAATTCGTACAAATCTACAGGCTTCCGGCTTGGGCCATTACCTATTATGAATGCTATTTTCGCTGTCATTGTCAATGTTGTCCCAATCTTCGTTCTCAATAGCGGCTACCAAGGCAACCTTATAGTTGTGCCTCGATTCTTTCTTCAACCTCTTCTTACTGCCGAAGTCATCATTCTCTTCAGTGTACTGTATAAACCGCTTTTTAATTTTACTGCCCATAAGGATTTATCTTCCTTTCACCAATTAGCCGACATGTTGGGGAATGCCTCCGCAACAAGTTTACGAGTCAACCCTTTATAAGGTAATTTCCCGTTCTTCATCCCAAGAACTACAAGAGCATCTCTAGGATCAACAACTTCAAGCAATTCGATGAATAGCATTTCACGTTTCGTTTGCTTCAAGTTCTTTTGAGTGTCTGTTGGTCCATCGACAAACAGATACATCTTCTTCAACTCTGAAATTAGCCTCGCTTCTTGATCGGCATTGGTAGGCAGTGGTGTATATGGTGGATCAGTTTCGGGCAATAACCACTTGACACCAGGGTCATATGTGTATCCCAGCACAGTCTTAAGAGCTGCGCTGCTATATCCGTGTAGTACAGCAATGTTATCTTTCTTGGTGGATGCCTTTTCTACTTGTTCAAATATTTCATGGAATGTATTATATCGTTTACTACTCATGCTAGTTCCCCACGAAGATGCGTCAACACTTCAGATTCAGTTTCTATTACCACTCGTGCGCCGCACGATAAAATGGGCTTATCAGTTTCAGAGTATCTCAGGACACTTGGCCCAAGGATCTCAACACTATGACAGTATTTATTACTTTTGCCTTCTTTGACTGTGATGACAGGCTCGTCCGTACCATTCTTTAAATTGGCGCGAATCTTATGCTGATTGACATGAATATACTTCTTACTCACTTATCGCTCCTCTCGACAATCACCATATCATACCCGCCAACAGAGGTGTAATGCTCCATAGCGGCGAGCGCTGATTTTAGGTCAGAGTATTCGCCCAATCTTCGGTCGGCACTAGCTACATAGTATACAGTCATTAGAAATCTCCAATATGCTCGACAAGGTTCTTTAGTTTAAACTTGATGAAATAGTTGAGCAGGCCGCGCTTCTTCGGCGGCTCATAGTTTTCGAAGGAAGCGATAATCTTAGACACCAGATCAGATGGAATCATATCAAGATCAACTAGCTGTTCGTTCCTACGATAGTTCCTCAGCATGTTCTCGTCGCAGAAGTCTTTCGGGTCTTTATCCAACCAAGCATCAATCTTCTTAGCCGCGAGCGGCTTTTGCCTTTCATTCGTCATAATGCAACTATCAGGCGAAAGAAAATTTGGGATACCATCCCCGCGATCTCCGCGCATGATATGCTCCTTCAAGAAACGCCGAGCATCAGGAATTCGGATATATTTCTTAAGCACAGGGCTGTACTGATCTACATTGGCGAACTTCTGAAGCTGACCAAAGTCTTTATCACCTGATAGCACAAGGATACGTTCTGTAGTAGAGTTGTTCAGATAAGCGCCAAACCGATTAGCGAGAACACCAATCACGTCGTCAGCTTCAGCCTGCTCCACTTGTATGACCTTGTACGGGAAGTACTCTTTCAACTCTTCGCGAATGCGATTCAGTGAAGTGAACACTTCGTTCCAGTCAATGGAAGACTTCTCGCGATCAAGTTTACGATGAGCCTTGTAGTATGGGAACACGTCCTTCCGCCAATAGTTTCTATCGTCGCAGCAGATAATAAGCTCTCCATATTCCTCAGTGAACTTAGACTTATATGACCGAATACTGTTCAGCACCATGTGGCGGACGAGTCCTTCGTCAAAGGCTTGGCCGCTTATCCCCAACTGCATCATCATGTTAGAGATCATTACTTGGTTAAGATCTAAGAGTATAATCTGACACCTCAGTCCCCTACATATGGGGATTAATTAATTTATTCATATAGTATACACTAATT